GCCTAAAGCATGAGGACGCATGAGATCAGTAGCAGCACTGCTATCAACCTGGAACATGACCATCACGCGCCCGGAGAAATTGTCGGGGAACGTGATGAGTCCGGTGCTTAATACACTGCACCCAAAATTGTTGCCAAGCGCCGCAGTGCGCGACGTACCGAACGGATTGAGCGTAGAAATACCGATTGTAGTGTCGTACCTGTCCTGCAGGATTGCCTTACCAAGAGCTGAGTACAACCGCGGCTTACCCAAGCAGACCTCATACTCGACATACAAATGCCCGAGCAACGTGTCTGCCGGGAAAGAAGCGGCGTTAATATCACTAGTCGCGATCTGCAAGAGACCGAGATCGTATGTCTTGATGTCTTGACCTGCAGGAACACTACCAGTTCGAATATACTCAATCGGAGCATTGCCCGATTTGGACGGGTCACACTCAACCCCAAAGTACGCTTCGTCACAGATTCTAACCTCCAATGCACCCTCATACTGTACCATCTCCTTGAACGACTCAAATTTGGGAGCACCAGCATTGTAGTTGCAAGCAAACACAACAGACCCCATCGATCCCGCCTGTGAAGCCTTGGAAATGACAGGCTTATAGTGGAAGACCAGATGAGACAGTTCGTATTCACCATAATTTGAGGCGATTTGAGACAGCCAGGCGAAAACCCCGGAGAGACCAGGGTTGATTGCCAACGAGACGTTCGAAAAGTCTGAGGGAACCGCAGGTGATGAGACCTGCATAACGTATTCGCGCCGGGAGACCATGACGCGCCCTGTCTCGTCACCGAGCGAGGCCGTCTTATGCCGACGACTGGAGAACTCCTTAAAGAGGGAATTGACCTTGGGCTCGCCCTCGGAGAAACCGTATTCTCCGCGGCCGTAAGCGCCCATCCCGGTCGCGATCCCAACCTTAAGTGCGTTACCCAGAATCTGCTTGATCTCGCGGCCAAGGTGGGCTTTCTTAGCCTCCTCGACTACGTGGGTTCCGGCTTTGGAAGCCATTTTCTTCAGTTTTTGCGCTCTTCTTCGTCTTGCCATAACAGTAAAAGTTGTCTCGT